AGTTAAACAAACTCAAACTGACGAGAAACCAACACCAACATTTAATCAAGAAGATGTAGATAGAATTGTCAAGCAAAGATTAGAAGCTGAGAAGTCTAAACATCAAAGAATGTTAGACGAAACTAAAAAACAAGAGCAAGAACTAGCAAAAGAAAAAGAAATACAAGAAGCAAAAACTAAAGCTGATCTTGAAAATCTTATGAAACAAAGAATAGCTGATAAAGACAAAGAGTTAGCTGATTGGAAGTCTAAAGTAAAAACAATTAATGTAGATAATTCTTTATTAGCAATCGCTTCTAAAAACAATGCTATTGCTCCTGACCAAGTAGTATCTTTGTTAAAGAGTGAAGTTAATTATAATGATGATGGTCGAGTAGAAATACTTGATAACAATAAAAATATTCGTTATAACCCAAAAGGGGAATTATTAACATTAGAAGAAAGAGTTAATGAATTTTTAGATGCTAACCCACATTTCCGAAAAGGGTCATTGTCAGGTTCAGGAAGCCTGAATAGTGTTGAGGGAAAAGCTGTTAAACCTTTCAAAATCAGCGATTTAGATATGAGCAAGGCAGAAGATCGTAAAAGATATGCAGAATATCGTAAAGAACGAGATTCAGCACCTGTTCAGATTAATTTAACAAATAAATAATAAAGGACAAATACAATGGCAAACGAAAGCACAAGTTCTACACTCTCAGAATTATATACTGAGATCGTAGCAGAAGCATTGTTCGTAGCAAGTGAAAGATCAATTATGAGACCACTTGTAAGAAACTATGCAGTAACAGGTGGCGGAAAGTCAGTTGAAGTTCCAATTTACTCTGCTGTTTCAGCGGCGGCAGTATCGGAAGCATCTGATTTATCCAACACAGCAATTGACCCAACTTCACAAACAATTACTTGTTCAGAGCATGGGATAATGACAACTCTAACAGATTTAGCGAGAAACTCAGCACCAAGAAATGTTGCTGGAGATATTGGTAGATTATTTGGAGAAGCGATTGCAAAAAAAATAGACAAAGACTTAACAGCTTTATTCGGTAGTTTTTCAACAACTGTCGGATCAGCTTCAACAGCTATGTCAGCAGCATTAATCTTCCAAGCAGTTGCTAAATTAAGAGCAAATGCAGTACCAGGAGATAATCTAAATGCTGTAATCCATCCACAAGTCGCATTTGACTTGAAATCAGGTCTTACAAATACATTTGCTAACCCAAATCCAGGTGTTGGTAATGAAGCATTAAGATCAGGTTTAGTAGGTCAAATAGCTGGTGTGAATATATTTGAAACTTCAAATATGACAGACTCATCTAGTAATGATCCAGGAACAACTGGCGATTACAAAGGTGCAGTATTCCACCCTGATGCACTTGGACTAGCGATGATGCAAGATTTAAAAATCGAAACTCAAAGAGATGCTTCTCTAAGAGCAGACGAGATTGTTGCAACAGCAGTTTATGGTGTAGCAGAGTTAAACGACACTAATGGTTGTGAAGTCGAAGCAGACTCATCAATCCAATAATAATTGGATACTTTGTGAGGGTGGGAAACTGCCCTCATATCTTAATAAGGAGAATTTATGAATATAAAATTAACGAATGGCAAAAAAATAATAACTAAAGATAAAAAGTATTATGAAGCTAATATAGGATTTTATCAAAGAAATGGTTTTGCTCCTGTTGATGATGTAAAAAAAGAAATTAAAAAAGCGACAGTAAAAGACATTTCTGATAATGTAGTTAAATTGAAAACAAAGAAAAAAAAAACAAGGAAAAAGAAATGAATGATTTAAAAAAATATTGGAATATGGCAAAAGATAATCCCAAAGTAACTGCTGGTGTTATTATTGTTGCTGTTATCATATTAAATTGGGTATTTTAATATGGCTAATTATACAGGTGCAAATGTTATAACTGCTGGAGATGTCACTAAGTATCAACCTGATGCTTTTGGTTTTGGTATTGCATCAACTGATACTGAAGCTGTTAATTTTTTTGCACAAACTACTAACGATATTCTTAGACAGTTAAGAGTAGAATGGTGGCAGACTTATAAAACAAATATATTTACAGATATTACAGTTTTGAATACAGCCGAGATGGTAGATACCAAAGTTAATTTAGATCAGTTTGAAAGGGCTGGAGTATATTTATTTTTAGGTAGATTTTTTTGCCCAGCACTAACTAAGTTCAGACCTGAAACTGAAAAAGATAGATTTGAAAGAATGGGCGAGTTTTATATGTCAGAGTACAATAAGGAATGGAGAACAATCTTAGAAGATGGTGTTGAGTATGATGAGACAGGAGATGGCACTATTCAAGTATCTGAAAGAGAACCTTTACATGGATTTAGAAGATTGACTAGATAATGGCTGTTGATTTAAAGATTAAATCTAATTCAAAACAAGTAAGTAAAAAATTTAAAAAGTTTGAATCTGTTTTACCTAGAATAATTGATAAAGGTATAAAACAAGCTGGATTCCAATTATTAGATATTGTTAGAACTAAAACAAAAAAAGGAATTAGTTTTAGAGACACACCATTTGCTTCATATTCTGCTAGTTATTTAAAACAATTACAAAGAGAGGGGAAACCAACAAAAGTAGATTTATTTTATTCAGGAAGAATGTTAGGAAGTTTATCAAGTAAAAAAACAGGCAAACACAAAGTATCTTTAGGTTTTACAAATGCACAAATGAGACAAAGAGCATTATTTAATCAAGTATTAAATGAGCCTAAAAGAGAATTTTTTGGCTTTAATGATAGAACAGAAAAGATTATAAGTAAGCAATTTAATAGATTTGTAGAAAAAGAATTAAGAAAGTTTAGAATATGAGTGTACGAGAAAATATAGCATCTAATTTATTATCAGTTATATCTGCTATATCTAGCCCTGATATAATTAAAGCTACTAGACAACCTTTTGAATTAGACGAATTATCAGATAAACAATATCCAGCAGTAATAGTTCAAACATCAGAAGAAACTAGAGAAGATCAAGAATTAGGAAGTGGTGCAAAAACTAGAATAGGAACTATTGATTTTGCTATACTTGGATTTGTTAAAGGTGCAGAATCAAATATAGATACACTTAGAAATCAACTTATTACAGCTATTGAAACTGCATTAGAATCTGATATTACAAGAAGTAGCAACGCACTTGATACAGAAGTTGTAAGTGTAGAAACAGATGAGGGTACATTGTTTCCTATTGGTGGTATAAGAATGGTTGTTAGATGTACTTATGAGTTCCAAGCTGGAACACCATAAACAAGGAGAATATATGGCAAATAAAGATAAAATTATAGATAAGATAGAAAAGAAAATAAACAGCATTGAAAAATTACACGACAAAGAATCAATGATGTGTGAGGAAGTTAAAGATTTACTTGCTGATTTAAGAGACCAAGAAGAAGATGAAAAATGGGAAGATGATTCACAAGATGATTTTGACGAAGATAATGATGACGAAGATATTGACGAAGAAGAAGAAAACTAATAAAAGAACTTATGGCTAAAGACATTAAATTATATAAAGATGGGAATGAGATTACTATAAACGAAACTCAGCTTGATAGTTTTATAAGTTTAGGTTGGAAGCAAGAAAAAGAAAATATAACAACAAGCAAAAAGGAAAATAAAAAATGGCAACACACTTCGGAAAAGAGGGCGTAGTAACTGCTGGTGGAACTGGTATAGGCGAACTTACTGGCTACACACTTGAAACTACTGCTGATGTTGTAGAAGATACTCAATTATCAGATGCAACTAAATCATTTGTAGCTGGAAG